TCATCCGAGCATGAACACTGTAGCAGACAGCGGCGTCTCTTGCGGCACCCGCAGCTCCACAGACTCGGTCATCCCCGGGCTTGACCCGAGGATCCATGACCCCGTGCTTCTCCCGCCAGCCCCTCTGCCCTGCGGGGGTAATCGCCCCACGGACGGGAGGCCGCATTGCTGCGCCGGCTTCCCGCCCCATGACCGTCGTAATCGAAGAAACCGCTTCGAGCTCTCGGTGGTGCGAGCGGCCAACCACTCTGCCGATCTCCCCCCTTGAGGGGGAGATGTCCGGCAGGACAGAGGGGGGTAGCCCCATCCGCGAACGTCCAACGACAGCTCCCTAACCCATTGACCGGACACGCCTTCCGACAGGTCTCCGGACAAAGCCTCCAAGCCTCCGGCAAAAAAATCACCCTCGCAATTTCCCCACCCCCGAAATCCATGCCTACAATCGCCTCGTCCCGCAGCGGATACACCGGCAGGCGTGCCGGCGATGCGGGGCCGGTTCGGGGCAGGCGGGTGAGACGCAAAACCGCCTGAGCCGGGTCCGTCAACAGGGTCCCCCTCCGGCGACCGGGTGGAGGACAAGGCGCGTCGGACGTCTGCGCCTTGTCCTTCAACGCTCCCAGCTGCGCGTCGGGCGTGCCTTATGTGGCACACATGGGGAAGGCCGGCAGGGGCCGCATCGCCCGTTGTCCGCCCGCATCCCTCCCGCAGGGGAAGGATGACGGGAACTGTAACCCGCATAAACAGATGGCACTAACCGGGATAATCCGGGAATTGGTGGGAAAACGAGGGAAGCTGTTGGATTGGCGGGGTTTTTGCCGTGATTAATGGTGTGAGGGCAAAATCGGTCACGCAACATCATATGGCAGGAAGGAGGGTTGAACTGAATGGCCTCAGCTCATAACCAGCCATCGCGGTAAAGAGCCGCTCTTAGACTAATACAGCTGGAAAGCTTGCCGTCAGCAGCAAACTTATTTCTGACCGCGGCCTCCACCACCGGACGAAGGGCCGCAACATCGTCCGTATTGAACTCATCCGCTAGCTTCTCAAGCCAGGCACCAACCTCAGGCCTAAGGGTGATGTGACATTCCTGCGCCATCCAGTACGTCGTTCCGAACTTCACTATGTCGGATTTGTCGTCTGCCTGCGAAATACCGGGCAACAACAACACTGCTGCGGCGAAAAGGGTTGTTTTTTCAATCATATCGACCTCCCGAACCACATTACACGACCTGCGATATTGAGCTGCTCGACCTCACCGGCGCTGACCTCTTCGGGCGGATAGCGCGGATTGTCGCTGATCAGCTGTAAAGAGCCATTAATGCGGCCGTGAATGCGCTTTACGAGCACCATATCGCCGTAGACGACGACGTAGATCGAGTTATCGCGCACGCGGTCGATCGAGGTATCGACGAGGAGCACGTCGCCGTCGCGGATCGTCTCCTCCATGCTGTCGCCCCTGGCCGTCAAGATCCGCGCCGACGCGGGGTTGATGCCCCGGCTACGAAGCCAATCCGCCTGAAAAGCAAGGTATTCCAGCGGCTCCTCATGCACCGCCAGCCGGCCGTTGCCTGCCGAGGCCTGGATGTCAAGGCGAGGTATCAGCGCGAAGCCTTCAGGGCCTGTCGTCTTGGCCTGAACCACCATCGAACGGCCATCCGGCAGTTCCGCTTTGAAATCCGCACCTGATGCAGCTTCCTGCACGCCTTCGCCAGTAGCGAGCCAGTCGACACTTAGGCCGGCAGCCCTAGCGATACGGGCAATGCCGAAAAAATTCGGTTTTGAAAACCCATCTCGCCATCTAGCGATCTGCTCGTCGGTCACCCCCGCAATTTCACCGGCGCGGGCTTGAGTTCCGATTCGGTCGATGGCCAAAGAAATGCGGCTTCCGAAGTCCGAAGAGTAACCTTCGACGGTAGTGGGAACGGGCTTCCCAGTTGTCTTTTGCTCTTTTTTCACTGCACAACCGATTGTTTTCGCTCACAAAACCGAAAAAATTCGGCTTTGTGAGTATTCCCGAAACTGGGAACGAATTTATTCGTTGCAGGCCGCATAAATTCGGCTAAAATCGCTGCAACACAGTCACCACACTGTTGAAACGCCTTACTCCAACCGAACCGACCTTTTGCAGAGGTCAGAAAACAGGGAGCAACCATGACGACCACTCGGAAGTGGGATCGCGCGGCCATCAAGGCGGAGCTACTTCGTCAAAACAAGACTTTGACGGGTATCGCCCGCGATGCTGGCCTTTACGACAGCGCGTGCCGTGCCGGCATCATCGGAGCCAGTCGCCCTGGGGCTGAGGCAATCGCCGCAGCCCTGGGCATTCCGTTTCGCGAGATGTTTCCGGACAGCTACACGCTGGGCCGTCATGATGCTGGCGAGACTACCAGCAAGGGCAAAGCGAAGGCCAGCCAAAAACGCGCAGGATCAACTGACAGTGCGCGGAGCGTTGCATGACCGCGCTGGCTGCTCATCCCGCTTCCGTAGACAGCGCCCAGCCGGCCCATCTCGAATTCGAGATCTCCGTCGCGCTCGTCGACATTGCTGCTGATCATCGCAAACATGCCGATATCGCCGTTCGGGCGATGGCGGAGGACATGGCCGTTCGCGGCCAGTTGCAGGCCATCGAAGTCATTGCCACCGAGGGGCGTTACCGGCTTGTGTTCGGTCGCCTGCGCCTTGAAGCAATCCGCCTCGCCGGTCAGGCCACCATCCGCGCCCTGGTGCGCACCGCCTCCGAATTCGCATCCGAGAGCGAGCTGCGGCTCCGTTCTATCTCGGAAAACATGCACCGGGTCGGTCTGACGGCGCTCGATCGCAGCGTCGCGATTGCCGACTGGTGCTCGATCTATCGCGCCGCACAGCCGGCGCTGAAGCCCGGACCGAAACCCGCCGAATTGAGTCTAAACTTTAGACTCAATTCCGATGAGGCGCTGATGCAGGCGAGCGAGAGCTTCGCCGCCAGCTTCTCCGAGGCGGCGCAGTCCTTCCTTGGCATCTCGCGTGCGGCTGTGTTCCGTGCCCTGCGCATCGCCTCGATCCCCTCCCTGCAGCGTGATCGCATTGCCCTGCATGCCCTAGCCCGCCTGGAGGGCGAACTCTATGCGCTGGGCGGCGTCAAGGAGGCCGATCGGCAGGTGCAGGTGATCGACCTGATCCTCTCGAATGCGGTCCAGAGCGTCGAGCAGGCGCTTGCCCGCATCGATGGGCGCATACAGACCGAGCGCAGCCGGTGGGAGCGTATGTCCGACAAGTTCGGCCGGCTCCAGGAGGCCGAGCAGGACCGGTTCTTTGACCTGCAGGCGCCCGCCATCGACCGGTGGAAGGCCAAGCGAGGTCATCGCTGATGCCACCCCGCAAGCGCGATGCCTTCACGGTCGATCTGTTCCGCGAATACCAGCCGGCTCCTGTCGTTGACCGCTTTGCGGATGACGAGGTGCGCGCCTGGTCTTTGGCGGGCCGGCTTTCAAAGGCGATTGCGCTGACGATCGAGGACAGCGGCATGACGCGCGAGCAGATCGCCGTCGCCATGTCCGAGATCAGCAAGTCCCCCGTCTCCAAGGCCACGCTCGATGCCTACACGAGCCAGGCCAAGGAACAGAACCAGATCTCGGCCGTGCGGCTTGCCGCGCTGGTCGCGGTCACCGGCGATCCCCGCGCGCTCAATGTGCTGCTCGAAGAAGCCGGGCTGATCGCCATCCCCCGCAAGTACGAGGCGCTCCTGAAAAGGGAGCGCGCCAGAGAGCTGCGCGAGCAGCTGGAGCGAGAAGAGAAAGCCGCTGACGCCGAATGGAGGGCGAAACGATGAATGTCGCGAATGCCAAGGAACTGAACTACTTCGACCGCCTGCCGCGCTATGCGCTGCCCGGTCTGCAGGCTGCCTGGGACAAAGCAAAGAATCGCCAGTTTGGCACCCATGCCATCTATCTCGGCTTCTGCCGGGACATGGAATACGTCGGGCACGCCAAGCCGACGAAGCCCGAAATGAGCGAGTGGATCAGCAAGGTCGAAAAAGGTCTCATTCCGCGCCCTCTGGCAACCACCGAGGACAAGCGCGACGAGGTTGCCCAGATCGCCAGCGACGGGGAGCCGGTGACTGCACCGGTGGTACCGGAGGCTGATGATCCGGTCCTTGACGTCCTGGAGACCGACATCATCCGCTCGATGGAAGCCGACACCGCACCGTCGGCGCCGAGCGAGCCCGCACCGTCAAAGCCCTTCTTCGGACCGGACTTCCCGGCCGAGGACGCACCCATCGCGCCGATGACCGATACGCTGCGCAGTGTCAGCGGCAAGATGCTCGACCAGCTGGTCGCGGAATTCGAGGCGAATGCCCGCCGTCATGCCACCACGATCGTGGTCGGCATCCTGCGCGATCTGGCTGCCGAAATGGAAAGGGCTGCCTGATGGCCGTGCTGTCCACCATCACGCCTGTGCATGTGGCGATGTTGCTGCTGATCTTCTGGATCAGCGTCAGCCTGCTTTCGCTCGCCGCTTTTGCGCGCGTCAACCTACGGCGTGGCCCGCAGGCCATGACCCTCGCCGGTGGAGCGGCAGTCATCGCGCTGGCTACCATCATCCTCCTCGTTTGGGCGGGGCTGCGGTCATGAAGGGTCGGCGCGCACGTCAAAAGCTCATGGTGACGGATCGCCTTTGCGATCTTCGCGACGTTGCTTCTTCAGCAACTGGTGGTATCGCGCCGCTTCTGCCGCCGCACCTCGCTCAATTTGGGCAAGCTCATTCAGTACGTTTCCGGGCTGAAGTTGCATCTGTTCCAGGTGACGGCGAAAAACTTCAAGCGAATGCGCAGAATATTGTGGATCGGTTTCTTGCGTCACTGCGAAAGCGGAGGCCGTCGCCATGAGAGTATCGACAATCTTCAGCAGCGTGATTTTGTCGATAACTCCCTTTTCGATCAGCGCGCAGGCAATCGCCGTCGAAGGCCAGAACGAACCTGCGGCCATTGCATGTGTTCCGGTAAGATCAACATCAAGTTCATCCAAGCGCTGCCGAAATTCCTCTTCATCCATCAGGATCGTCCCTCCGTGCTCGTTTCTCGGGGTGATGACAGGTGCCGGAGGGCGTTCCCCCGCCCTCCGGCACCGCAACCCTAGCAGGAATTTTTCCTCCGTCATTCCCTTCACCTGCTCTCGCAGCAACGGCTTGAGGGCAGAGCGCGCTCCTGTGGCCTCCCACACGGTGAGCGCGCTGCCTTTCCCCATTCTCTCCTTCGTGCGCCGATCCGGTACCGCGTCCGGCGCCCGATGCCTGCAGGCCGGCCATATCACCCCCGCCGTGGCAGGCCTGCAGATCAGACACACACGAGGACGCACATGAAAGAGTGGCTGACAGCACGCGAGATCGCGGCACTTCGACTGAGTGGAATGCCTTCCACGGAAAGCGGCGTCCTCAGGATGGCCGATCGAGAAAACTGGAGCGCTTCTCCGCGTCTCGCGCGGCCTCGCACGGGACGTGGAGGTGGCCTGGAGTTCAACATCCGAGTTTTGCCAACCGCCCACCTTGCTTTGCTGTTGCCCCAACTGAGCGAAGAGAAGTGATCATGAAAGAGTGGCTGACAGCCGAGGAAATCGCAGCGGAAGCACTGCCAGACGTCCCCAACACGAAACGCGGGGTCAACCTGCTGGCGGACCGCAGCGCATGGGACAGCAATCCTGCTTATGCCCGGCCGCGTCGCGGTCGCGGTGGCGGCATGGAGTATCATTACCGCATCCTGCCGACGCTGGCCCAGGTCGCGCATGTGCAGCGCTACATGGTGGTGGGTCAGCCTGACACCGCCGACGAGCCGGTCGCCTCCGCTCCCGTGATTTCCGGCAAGGCCGGCGTCGAGCGTGACGCACGCCTGGCTGTCATTGCCGCCTTCGAGACCTTCTCGCGCGGGCTCAATCTCAACAAGCAAGGCGCGGTCCAAATCTTCTGCGACCGATACCAGATGGGCTTCATCAAGGTGGAGGACTGGGTCAAGGAAACGATTCCGAAGGTCTCCCGGCGCACGCTGTGGCGCTGGCTGAGCATCAAGCGCCTGGGCAAGACCGATGCGCTGGCCGTCGATCGGTCCAAGGCCCGCGCCGGATCCGGCATCCTGGAAACCGCCAATGGCGGAAACGTTCGCCTGCGCATCCTCGGGCTGATTGCCACCCAGCCGCATCTCTCCGCCGACGCGGTCCGGACGCAGATCCGCGCCGACTTCGGAGACACTTTGAACGTGGTTTCAAAGGGGCTTTCCTGCATCGTTCCAATGCCAAAGATCCGCACCTTTCAGCTTTACCTGAAGGAGCTAAAGGAGACGCACAAGACCGAGCTGCTCAAGCTCACCAATCCCGACAAGTTTCGCTCGACGATGCTGCCGGCCGGACGGGGCATGTATTCGGATATCACGGCGCCGAACGCGCTGTGGCAGATCGACGCCTCGCCGGTGGATGCGCTGTGCACGGATGGCCGTCACTCGGTCTATGTCTGCATCGACATCGCCACCCGGCGCATGGTCACCTACATCTCCAAGACCCCGCGCGCAGCCGCCGTGGGCCTGCTGATCCGCAAGGCCATTCTGGCCTGGGGCACGCCTCAGGTCATCAAGACGGACAACGGTTCCGATTTCGTCGCAAAGGAAACCCAGCGCCTGTTTACGGCGCTCGGCATCGAAGCCGATCCGTCCGATGCCTACAGCCCGGCACAGAAGGGCCATGTCGAGAGGGCGATCAAGACCTGGCAGCATTCCTTCGTCACACTGCTGCCCGGCTATGTCGGCCATTCGGTGTCGGACAGGAAGGCGATCGAGGACCGCAAGTCCTTTGCCGATCGGCTGGGCCAGGACACGGCCGACGCCTTCAACGTGCAGTACACGGCAGCCGAATTCCAGGAGCGGTCAGACCGCTGGTGCGAGGATGTCTACCAGCACCGGGAGCATGAGGGCCTCAACCGGCGCACGCCGTTCCAGGTCGCTGCGGCGTCTGCCCAGGCAATCCGCACCGTGGATGAGCGGGCTCTCGATGTGCTGCTGATGCCGGTCGCCCGCAAGAACGGGCAGTGCCATGTCACCAAGTTCGGCATCCGGATCCAGCACAATTACTATCGCTCGGCGGCGCTCGATGCCGGCTCGGTGGTCTTTGTCCGCATGGATCCGAACGATGCCGGCCGCGCCCATGTCTTCAGCGTGGATCAGTCCGAATACCTCGGTGAAGCCATCTGCCCGGAACTTCGCGGCATCCATCCGCAAACCTTCGAAAAGGCACGCAAGGAGATGAACGCGCAGCTCATGAAGGAGCGCGTCGATCCGATCAAGGCGGAAATCAAGAAGATCACCAGCGGTCCATCGCTGATCGACAAGGCTCTGCAGGTGGCTGCCCGCGACCTCCCGAACGTGATCCCGCTGCCCAAGCGCGAAGAGCAGCACACCACGCCGCAGATTGCCGCCGCTCTGGATGTTCGATCGCCGTCCGATCTGCCTGCCGTCTTCGCCGAGGCCGACCAGCGCCGCGACCAGATCCATGCCGAGATCCTGGCCGAGCTGACCCCGCAGGCATCCGGCCAGAACGTCACACCCATCCGCACCGCCGCCACGCCGGCACAGAAATTCCGCCGCTGGCTGGATTTCAACCGGCGCCGGCTGGCGGGCGCCATTGTCACTGAAGAGGAGGCCTACTGGGCAGGACACTACGAGCAGAGCGCCGAATTCAAGGCGCAGAAGGCAATGCACGACGACTTCGGGATCGAGCCTGGCGAAACCGCGCCGGGGCGGCCCTGACCGAAAAGGCGAAGCCTGCAGGCGGCAACCGGCAGGCTTCGGGAATACGAAAATCGAGAGGGATGATGAATTCCATGAACACAAATGTCAATCCACACGCAGCCGCCGGGAGCTGGGCGCCGCTCAAGAACGTCGCGACGGGCATGTCCGTCGCCTACAAGATCATTGAACGGCCGGCCGGCGTGGATGGTCTTGGCCTGTTCTACGGGCCGTCCGGCTACGGCAAGTCCAAGGCCTCGACCTACATCCAGAACAAGACCAACGCGATCTACCTCGAAGTCTTCGAGTTCTGGACGCGCCGGACATTTTGCGAGCTGCTGCTTGAAGAGCTGGGCGTGTCGCAACCGCGGGGCAGCATCGCGACCATGATGCGCGAGATCCTGCGGCGCCTGCAGGACGATCCAAACCGCCTGCTGATCATCGACGAGGCCGACAAGCTGATCGACAAGCACATGATCGAGTATGTGCGCGACATCTACAAGGGTGCGCGCATCCCCGTTCTGCTGGTCGGCGAAGAGCAGCTGCCGCAAAAGCTTGCCCGCTACGAGCGGTGCGAGAACCGCGTGACTGCCTTCGGGATGGCAAACCCGGCCGACCTCGACGATGCGCAGAAGCTCGCCCGAATCTATCACCCGCGCCTGACGATCGGCGAGGACCTTCTAACCGAGGTGGTGGCGAAAACGCGCGGCGTGGCCTCCCGCGTCGTCACATCGCTGGCCGAGATCGGCCAGTTCGCCACGGCAAACGGGCTGACCTCGATCGACCTGCAGACCTATGGCGGAACCTTCTTCACGGGTCAGGCACCCCGGAGGGCTCGCTGATGCGGATGCAGGTGCGACTGGACATCAAGGGCGCCCGCCCGCTGCGTAATGGCAGCGCCTTCTGGTGGGCCGAGATCCTGGAGCGCACGCGCGATGGCGGTGCCTTCACCTATGCGGACCTCGACGGGGCCTCGGAACCCTACCACGAGAAGTATCTCGGCCAGTTCCTGCGCAAGCTGGAAGAGGCCGGCTATATCGAGCGGCAGCCGACGGATGAGAGTGCCAGGACCTATGTCCTGGTCAAACGGCGGAGCTATTGCCCTGTCATCGCCGAGGACGGGTCCGACAGCAATGTCGGCAAGCGCCAGCAGGCCATGTGGAACGTCATGCGGCGGCGGAGGCAAGGCTTCACCGTGGACGAACTGGCGATCGATGCCAGCACCGAGGGTGCCATCATCGCCCGCAACACGGCCAAGCAATACTGCCTCCTGCTGAAGAATGCCGGCCTGCTCGTCATCCAGAGGGTCGGAAAGCGCGGCGAGACCCGCAATGTCTACGTGCTGAAGGGCTCGGCCAATACCGGGCCACGCCCGCCGCGCCGCATGCGCGCCCGTCTCGTCTTCGATCCCAACCGCAACCAGGTGTTTGGCGATGTGATCGCCGAGGAGGAGGAAAGCCAATGATGCGCGGACCTCAAGCCGGCCGCACGGCCGGCGATGCCCTCGATCGCGCCACCTCATGCTGGGGAGACGCCATGCCGGATTGGGTGGCGGTCCTGGCGGAAGCCTGCCGATCGACCAGCCAGTCGGCCGTCGCCAGACGGATCGACTACTCGGCCGGCGTCGTCAGCAGCGTGCTGTCCAACACCTACCGGGGCGATATCGCCCGCGTCGAGCAGATGGTGCGCGGCGCACTGATGGCCGAAACGGTGCCATGCCCGGCGCTGGGCGACATCGCCCGCAATGTCTGCCTGGACTGGCAGGCCAAGCCCTATGCGCCGACCTCGTCGCATCGCGTGGCCATGTATCGCGCCTGCCGCGCCAGCTGCCCGCATTCCCGGATCACGAAAGGAGACCCTGATGCTTTCTGACGCCCTGCGCGAGTTGCACCAGCGCGTGCGAACCCATGGCCTGCCGGAAGATACGGCCGGCCTGCTGTTGTCCCTGCGCGCCTTCGAGATCGAGGCGCGCAATCTGGAGGAGCGGATCGAGATCGCCTCGGGGCGGCCCCATGTCGCGCTCGACGGAATGCTGATCGCCGCCCCAACCATTCAGATCGGAGGATTGTCCCGATGACCGAGGATTTCGAAAAACTGTCCGACATGCTGCTTCAGGCCCGTAACCGCCTGGCAGACGCCCGCCACGGCGGAATGGTGCTGGCCGGCGAACACCTGGAAGAGACCATCAGCGCCTTCAGCCAGTTCGCGCGGATGGCCCGCACGATGGAACTGCAGCTCTCGGAAACCTCGCGCCTGGAGCGCGCCGCCCTCGATTGCCGCGTGCTGGTCAACGGCCGCGGTGCGGCCGTTCTGGCGGCCTTCCGGGGCGAGGAGAGCAACGTGGTGCCCTTCATCCGGCGCCCACAGCAGCCCGTCAACGGACCTGCCTGAACAGGTCTTTGAAGCCGCTTTGAACCCCATTCCCAGACAGGATCACGAACATGCAAGCCGTAATCATTGAAGAGACCGAGCGTACCGATGGCGTCGTCGTCATCAACGGTCGCGAATACATCCCCGATTCCAAGGGCAATCTGGTGCGGGCCGAGATGGTAAAGCCGCAGCACAAGCTGGAGGACGAGACAGTCCGCAAGATCATGGCGTTTGCGCTTGATCTTAACGCCCAGATCGCCCGCTTCCGCAATCACACCATGGTGGATCTCGGCACCTTCGATGCGCTGCTTGCCCAGGAATATGGCGCCAAGATCGGCGGCGCCAAGGGCAACCGCACCTACCAGACCTTTGACGGCCTGATGAAGGTGCAGGTGCAGGTGGCCGACCAGATCGATTTCGGGCCGGAGCTGCAGATCGCCAAGCGGCTGGTGGACGAGTGCCTGAACGAGTGGTCGGCCGACAGCCGGCCGGAGATCCAGACGCTGGTCAGCGATGCCTTCGACACCGACAAGGAGGGCAAGATCAACCGCGCGAAGATCTTCATGCTGCTGCGCCACTCGATCGAGGACGAACGGTGGATGCGGGCCATGGATGCCATCCGTGATGCCATGCGCGTGACGGGCTCGAAAGAGTACGTGCGCTTCTACACGCGCGAGAAGCCGGATGGCCAGTGGCAGGCCATCACCATCGATCTGGCCAAGGCGTGAGGGGCGATGGTCATGGATATTGCCAAGGTTCTTTGCGCACTAGCTGCCGTCGTCATGGTTCTCGTGGCTGGATATCTGGCCGCAACCGATCGGACAGGATGGCGCTGGTTTCTCCTGACTGCCCTGATCGCAATCGGAGGGGTGGTAGCATGACCTTGCTCCCCACCCATCGCATCAAGACGCTAGTCGCGCTGTCGGAATGCCCGGTGTGCAAGCGGCCGATCGTTTGTGGCGGAGGCGGCATCGCCTTCGCCAGCGCCACCTTCGCCTGCGGAGCCGAGTTCGTCACCGCGAACGAGGAGATCACGGTGTCATCACCTTGCCCCTCCGGCAGCAAGTTTGTCGTGGGATACCTCAACGACCTGGCCGCAGCGGCCGCAACAGCGGCGGCGGCTGCAGAGGCAGGCGTGCCATGATCCTGCCGGAAGACATGCCGCGTGCCGATCGCATCGAGGCGCTGCTCGTCCAGGAGTTCCGCGCCGATGGATACGTCGTCATCAGCGCCGAGGACGGGAACTATGCCCGCGTCGTCGCGCTCGATGACGACCGCGCCATCCTGATGGCCGACATCAACCTGACCACGCTCGCCCGCCAGATCGACAGGGGGATGAAATGACCTATGGAGGCTATTGCCTGCTGGGCCTGCTGACGGTGGGCCTCATCATCACCGGAACGAATTTCGTGGTGGATGCCGGCCAGTGCCGGGCCATCCAGAGGAGTTGGAAATGACCGGCATCTACTGGACCCCGGACGAGGCTCAGCTGAAGAGCTATTCGAGCGCTACCAAGGGCAGCACCAAGGGTGCGGCCGAGACGATCCTGAAGATCGAGATCAGCGTCCGCGACCCTTACGCCCTTGGCCATCTTCTGCAGACGCTTTCCGACATCACGATCGAGCAGCGCCGCAAGGCCAAGCCGACGCCAAAGCATAAGACTGAAAAGGCGATGACATTGGCTCTGCCGGCGCCGCCGCTACAGATCGCCGACATGCGGGAGGAAAGGGAATGACTGTGAGCTTTAAAACGTTGGATTGGATCGTTCGCGGGCAATCTGCAGAAGTCCCGGTCATCTACGCCGGCGCCTTCGGGATTGATCGGTTCTACAGCGTCAAGGGCACGCCCGGAAACTGGACGTTGTCCTACCCGGGTGCCGATTGCATGACGCATCTCGACGGGTTCCAGACCCAATCCGCGGCACGGAAAGCCGCGCAAGCAGACTACGAAGCTCGCGCCATCGTGCCGCTGATTTTCCCGCCACCCTCAACACATGTGGAACCCGTAGCGGTCATAGAGTTCGCGCGGTCTAAGCCGGGCAACGAGAATGAGATGCCGCGGGTGGTCTCTTGCAACTGGCAGCCCGACGGGGTTTATGCGGTCCATCTAGCCCCATCGCCTCATTCGAACGTCGTTGGCTCTAACGACGGCTATACCAATGGCCTCCTGACCGCCGCTCAGCTGATCGAGCTTCATGTCATCAAGCAAACCGACAAGGGCAAAGTTCTCGCCCCAAGGCAGGACGGGAATTTAGACGGTTTGCATTACGCCGAAGAAATTCGCCTGCTGGTTCGGCGGGAGGGTTGCGAATGACCTCCTCCACCACGCTCATCAATATTGCCAGAACCAAGCTCGGCCTGGACGAGGATACCTACCGGGCAAAGCTTCAGGTCATCACCGGCAAGTCGTCTCTGCGTGCGATGACCGAACCGGAACGACAGAAGGTGATCGAGACCCTCCGCCGCGAGGGTTTCGATCCGGCCACATCGCCGAGCAAGGCGATCAGCGGCAAGTATGCCAAGCGCCTGCAGGCGCTGTGGATCGCCGGCTATAACCTGGGCGTCATTCACGATCGGCGCGACAGCGCCATGCTGGCCTTCGTCAAGGCCCAGACAGGGCTCGATCACGTGCGTTTCCTGCATCAGACGGACGACGCCACCTCTGCGATCGAGGCGCTGAAGGCCTGGCTGAAGCGCGAGGCCGGCGTGATGTTCGGCAACACCAATGGCCAGGAGTGGCTGGCCGGTGATGGTGCCAAGATTGCCTGGGCGCAATGGAAGATCCTGCATCCCGAGGCCAACCTGATGGTGCGCAAGGGATTTGACGCCGAGGTGTCAGCGATTGTCGGCCGCCAAGCAGTCTGGCTTGCGGACCTGAAGCCGAAGGAATGGCAGATGGTGATGAACGCGCTGGGGCGCCGCGTGCGTGCCCGGAAGGGGGCAAAGTGATCGAGCGGCATCTTTACGGACAACCGACCAGCCGCAACTTCCAGATCAGTGCCGGCATCTACTTCCATAGCCATCAGCAGGCGTGGCTGCTGATGAGCGTCCTTCAGCGGGCAATGCAGGAGCGTGCTGGAAAGCCTGAAGAAACGTTGCTCGCGAAATGGCACAACGACGTCGTCGCAATCCAACGGCGAGCCACCGATCAAAACTGGACTGGGTGGGACGGATGACCGTGCCGCTGCCGCTCCTGGACAGGATGGAATTGCTGGAGATCCAGCGCCGTCGCCAGGTGTTGCAGCGGCAGCTTCGGCTGGGTGGCGTGCCGGCACGCACGCGCATCCGCCGCGAACAGGAGCTGGCGCGGCTGACCGCGCTGCAGATCCAGATGGAACAGAAACTCGACATCGGAAAGATGCGATGAGCAAGACGGCCCGGCCCGAGCGCGCGCAGAGCGAGATCCGCGTGCCGGCCCATATCCAGCCCTATGTGACGGCGATCGGCATCGACAAGACCGTGCAGTTCCTGCTGGCGTTCGGTGGCTCCTATGCCTATCTCTCGGAAAAACCGCAGGACAGGTCTCCGGTGGCGCAGCAGATCGGTCGCGACGCCACGGTTGCGCTGGCTCGTCATATCGGCGCGGGAGGTTTCCGGGTGCCCACCGGCAAGCCCTTTATCGCCGCGCATTTCAAGTATAATAAGGGCATGACGATCAACGAGATCGCGCGCCATCTGCATGTCACCGACGTGACCGTGCGCAAATGGCTGGCCGAGGGCGAAGCCCGCCAGCTGGACCTGTTTGGCTGACCCACAAGCCCTTGCGGCTGTTTTGAAACTCTCCCCCACGCGAAAGTCGCCCCAACGATGAGCAGCGGGGCCAGTCATGACATTCGACCAGTGGGTTATCATACGGTTGCGCGCCCATGGCTTCTACGCCGGGGTGGTCGATGGGGTACCCGGCCGCGAGATGATCGAGGGTCTCAAGCGGTTTCAGGCTGCTGAAGGCCTGAAGTCGACCGGGCTCGCCGACGAGGCAACCGTGAACGCGCTGCGTCGTGACAAGGATGGCGGTGGTCGATCGGCCTCAGTGATCGCCATGCCCGGCAAGAGTATTCCCATTCCGGCCGAACCGATCTGGATGCGCGAAGCCCGCCGCCTGATGGGCATCGCCGAGGTGCCGGGGCCTCAGTCCAATCCCGTTATCATCGGCTGGGCAAAGGCGCTCGGTGGCTGGGTCGCATCCTGGTACAAGAATGATGACACCGCCTGGTGCGGGCTTTTCGTCGCCAATGTCATCGCCACGACGCTGCCGTCCGAGGCGCTGCCGGCCAATCCGCTCGGAGCACTGAACTGGAGCAAGTTCGGGCGCGAGCTGAAGATCCCGGAGCCGGGCGCGATCCTGACCTTTGTGCGTCCTGGCGGTGGACATGTCGGCCTTTATGTCGGCGAGGATGCCACGCATCTGCATGTGCTGGGCGGCAATCAGAACAACAGTGTCACCATCACGCGCATCGAGCGCGGCCGCCTGCAGGCCGTGCGATGGCCGAAGACGGTCGAGCCCACGATGCGCGGCCGCGTGGTGCTGACGACGGCCGGCGTGCCTGTATCCAGCAACGAGGCTTGATCATGAGCCGGCCGACCTATTCGACGTCCAAACAATCGCTCTGGCTTTCCCAGGCCATGGCCTGGGCCGTGATCCTGATCCTGTCGATCGGCGCGGCCTATAACGGCCAGGCCGTCGAGTTCGGCACGATCGCCGTGCCCAGCATGGTGGCGCTCATCGTCTCCATGCTCGGCATCCATCGTGTCACCGGCTCGATGGACTACCGGGCAAGCCGCGATACTCCCGCACCCGCACCGCCATCCGCTCCCCCCTACGATTCCCGCGCAGACCCGGCCGGAGGTGCATCATGATCGAGGCCCTGCTTGCTCGCGCTGCAGCGCCTCTGGTCAAGGTGGGTGTGGTGTTTGCCATCGGCGCCGGGCTTGCCCTCGGCGCCACTCTCGTTGGCTACAAGGCTGCCGACATGCTGGGCGCCATCATTGTCGATCGCGTTGCCGCAGCCGTTGCGGAGCGGGACGCGCACTGGAAGGGCCAGATCGCGGAGGCCAACGTCAAGGCGGCACTCGCCGAGGCGGCCCAGGCCAACCAGGCCATGAAACTCAACAGCGAGATATCCGCCGCCCGCGAAGCCGAACGGATGGCACAGGATCAACTGGAGACAGCAAATGCAGCGCTTCCTGAGGATGCTGCTGGCGGCCTCAGCCGCGAGCGCGTCCGCCTGCTCAACAAGCGTTAGGGAGGTGCCCGTGGTGCAGCTCCAGCAAACGCGCGTATCCGTGCCGGCAGAGGCGCGCATTCCCTGCGCCCCTCCTCTTGCGCTGCCTGACCGCCGGCTGTCGGAGGCAGAGGCAACCAGCGCCTGGGGGCGCGACCGCGGCGAACTGAGGATCTGCGACCAGAAGCGCGCCGCCGCTGTGGCCGCCATCGATTCCACGGGAGGCGCTCCATGAACTTCGGCGGAAACCGTGCGCTGGATCTGGCGGCCGAGCGCGCCGAGCAGGAACGCGAGGCGGGCGTCATCGCAGCGTCAGATGCGCTCAGGCAACGGGGCACGTGCGAGTGTGTCGATTGCGGCGCAACCATTTCGGCCGCGCGCAAGCGCGTCTATCCCGCAGCCACCCGGTGTCTGGAGTGCCAGATAGACGTCGAGAAGGAAGCCTACCTGAAATGACCCCGCAAGAAATGCTCCCTTATGTCAGCCTCGTGCTCGGTCTCATCGCACTTCTCGGCCACGCCAAAGGCTATTTCTCATCGGGCGAAAAGACGCTGATTGCGCAGGTCGATGCCAACGAGAAGAAGCTTGTCGAGCATGATCGCCGCATCCAGGCGATCGAGGGAGAGCTGAAACATCTTCCGGACCGGGAGACCGCCCACAAACTTGAGCTGGCGCTCGCCAACATTTCCGGGCGCCTCGACACGCTGGACGAACGCCTCAAACCCATCGCCGCGACAAGCGGCCGACTTCAAGAGTTCTTGCTGGAGCAGGCCCAGAAATGAGCATCGAAAGCATCATTCAGGAAGAAGCGCGCCTTACCATCCTGAAGGAACTGGCGAAACAGCCCAACAAGGCGCTGACCTCGGAAGCCGTGCGCCGGTTTCTGCTGGACTTCCTGTTGATCGACAAGCCGCGCGAATGGGTCGAGGCCCAGTTCCAGTATCTTTCCGATCTCTCGGCCGTCGACGTGTTGCCGGCTGGATCGGTCAAGATCGCGAGGTTATCCGAACGGGGCGAACTGCATCTATCCGGTCGGATCTGCATCGCCGGCATCCAGCGTCCGGGGCAGGTTTGAGCCATGGCCGGACGTGGACGCCTTTCCAGCCTCGACCTGTTGCCGGATGAGGCTCGCGACGACCTGCTCTGGGCGCTCGCCGAACTGAACAGGCGCGAGCGCACGCAGGCCGACATCCTGTTCGAACTGAACGACCGCCTTGAAGCCAAGGGGCTGGAGACGATTTCCCGCTCGGCCTTCAATCGGAAATCCATGCGTCTTGCGAAGCGGACGATGCAGCTGGAAGAGCGCCGGCACATCTACGCCGGCATCGCCGAACGCCTGACGCCGGAAGAAGTCGGCAATGCCGACCTGGTGCTCGGCGAATTCCTGAAGACGCTGCTGGACGAACTTCTCGACGAG